GACGGGGGCTTGGTTTTTTCTTTTTTCAAAAAAGTTTCTGCTGGTTTTGGTTTTGGCGTTGTTTTGCCGTCTTGGAGTCCTAGGGCTTCGTTGCGTTGATGCTGGACATGGGCTTTCTTTTGTGCTAGGTAAATGGCTCCTCTTTGTGCGTTGCATGGTTTGCATGAGGCCACGATGGGTGTGTCGTCTCCGACTAGGTCGTAGGGCAGTACATGGTCTGCTTCTGTGGCTGGGGCTTTCTTGCACCAGTGGCATAGTGGGTTGCCTTCGAGCACTTCGGCTCTGCGTCTTCTGTATTCGGGATTGCTTGTGCGTTTAGGCATTGTGTGTTGTGGCTTTCTTGCTAACGCCCTCGCTGCGCTTCGGTTGTTCTCGGTTACAACTTAAAGTTTGTGGTTTGTGTTCCCCACAGTTCAGGCTTTGTCTGCCTTGGTTGCCGGACACATTGTTGAAGTGGACACCATTCGCATTTATGACGTTTGGACGCTGCACAGTGGCTAACCCCCACGGCCATTCAAGTAAGTCATCACAAGTAATGGGGCGCACTGCTCTACTCACGTTTCCGTGCATTACACCAACAGAGTGCAATCCCCTATGTGGCCGTGGTTCTCTCAATTGTGGGGTCATGGCTACTCTTTCCAGAACCACCTGAGTGCGACAATAGCGCATACCAGTAGCGAGCCGTAGTAAACCCATAGCCATTTGGCGCTCATTGGGCTTGCCTGCCTAGTCGTGCTGCAATTAGGTCTAACTGGTTTGGTCGCCACACGTAGTGCTCGATGCCTGCGTTTAGTAGGGCTTCTGCCCATAGTTTCTGGTCATGGCTGAGGCGTCCGTCTTGGCTTTTGAGTTCGGCCATGATGAAGCCTCTTTTTGGGTGGCACAGACAGAGGTCTGGGAATCCTTTGCCGTCTGAGCGCCATACACCGGGTCGAACCATTTTGGGGGAGGCGTGGAAGATGAGCCAGCCGTTCATTTTGGCGATTTGCTCGACAGCGTCTTGAAATAGGCGCTCGCTTGCGTCATGCATTGGTGGCATTGTCAAGCTGCTTTTTTAGTTGTCGGTTCACTCGCATGAGCCTGCCACATTCCTCAGCAAGAATTGAGCATTGTTTTGCCATGTTGCCTACGCAGTGACAGTTGGGGTCTGTGTTTAGTGTTGCTTCACAGTCGGGATAGTGGTAGTGCCCATTGAGGGCGTACGGCATCATTTCTTGCTCGACTGTCCGAGCAGTAGCCCAGTCATAAACACGCTAAAAACAAGAACAACAAAAGTGAGAAGTTCAGTCATTATTCAACCTTCCACAGTGCAGCAAGTTGTTCGGTTAGTACGTCAATGCGAGCCTCAAGCAGCTCCACTTTGCGTAGTAGTTCGTTGCGTTCGTTGATTACGTCTGCTAGGTGGTCACGCAATGTTTGGTTGTCGCTTATCAAAATGGCTCCTCTTCGGGCAGTGGGATTTCTTCAGGCTCATTGTTTTTCAACGCTTCAATAGCCTTGGAGACTTGGAACTTGTCCATGCTTGGCAGGTCAAGTGGGGGCAACTTGCCTGCCTCCTTCAACAACTTCTTGTAGAGCCACACCTGTTTGTCGCTGGGTGCGTTTGCTGGGCGCTCCGTAGTGACACCATCGGCGCTGGTCGTGGTTACACGCTGCACCTTGGCCATCTCTTCACGGCTAGGACGCTTAGAAGGGTCTGAGCCAGCAAGATTGTAATTCGCTAATCCTCGACCGACTGAACCTGTTTCTGCATTGGCAAGGTGCGACGCTTTATTTATGTGGTTTGAGTTACGCACTTCTTCTTCCCAGCCTGTAGCCACGAGAACATCACCGATGTAGATTTCGGCTTTGAATACAGCCACATCTGCTAGGTAGTGCACCAGTTCTGTAATGATGCGTCCGTCTGGGTGCGCTGTGTAGAACCTGTTGATTCTGCTTGCTACTGGTTCGTATTCGGATAGGTCAAATGCCATTGGAGTAAAGCCTTTCTAGTCGGTCACATTCTTTTTCAAGTTCTCTGATTGTTTTCATCATGCCTTGCGCTGCGTGTTCGAGTTTGGCAACTGTTTCTTTGCAGGCTGTGATGTTGTCTAGCAGTTCGCATTGGCGACAATCCCTAGTCGGGAATCCTGGCTTTTCTTTGCCTAGGTAGCAGTCCTCATGGTGATAGTTGACCATCAGATGAGACCTTTTGCGTGTAGGTCTGATGCTTGCTTTGCAGCGTCCAGAATCATTTGTGCTAGTGCGTTTGGGTCGTCCTTCTTGGCGACTGACAGTTTGCCGATTGCGTATTCGACGGCTTGACGTTCTTCGAAACGCATTTGCATTTCTAACTTGACGGCCAAGTGACCCAAGATTTGTAGTGCTTCTGAATGTGTCATTGTTTCCCTCACTGACTCGATGCGCTATTTGCAGCGCCGTATTTTTATAACAGATGGGTGGTTGGATTTGCAAAGTTGGTCGTTCAGACCGTTGCAGTTGTTCTTTATGGCTCCCCAACCGTAGAGCCCTACTGGGTAGCGATAGCGACCACCTTCTGTGTGGCCTTTGAAAGCAATCCTGTCCACGCCACGAGCCTGCTGTGCAAACGTCAACAGATGCGCTTTGCGATTAGGTGTGTCGTTCCAGTTGTCCCAGGTGCGTCTGTAGATACCAAAAGCCGTCACATACGAGCGAGTCGAGTGGCGTGTGTTGTTGCCAGTTTCGCAACGAGCCAAATCCACATACCATGATTTGGGCATGGGGTGATTCCAATCTTCTTTTGCAGCTGCTGGTGCTGGAGCGAGTAGGGCAATGAAAAGCGTGAACGCCATGATGAACTTTGTCAATCCTCAAAAACTTCTATTGGCAATCCCCAAGTTCCCCAACTGTCTTGCCGGGTGGCCACGGAGGCCTGAACTATCAGATTTGTCTCAGGGTCTATAAACACCTGAACGAGTGTTGTTCTGTCTTTTGACACTAACGGAAGATAGGTCAGGACGAGTGGTTTTTCGCTCATGCGTCGTACCATTCCTCGGTCATCATTTGTTTTACTTGGTCTGGGGTTAGCAGAAATCCTCTGCTGGGGTGGTCTGAACCCTTGGCAAAATCCCATTTCTCAATGTGGCCTTTGTTGAGTCGAAGGTACTTTTTGAGTCTTGCCACGCTGACCAGTGAGAAAGCACCGGGGGCGTATCGGTAGGCCCACCATTCTGCTTTTGTGACGTTGATACCTGATTGACACCATTCGCCGTTGTCGTTCATGCATTGGGTTTCAATGGTCATTTTGCCGTTTCGGTATCGGTCTGCTTTGACTTCTACTTTTGACCCTTGGACAGAGTTGAAGAAAGCGACCAGTTCGGCTTCTGCTCCTTGGCCGTATGCCAAGTCAACTTTGAAGTCAAATTGTGGATTGTAACCTGTTTGCGTTTTGGTCATGACTTTGTCCTGTGCAATTTATGCCAATAGGCATTGGCTTTTTTGCATTGTTCGCATGGTGTTTCTTTATGACGCAAATGTCGTTTGTATGCAGAGCGTGTGCCACATTGGGCAGTGATTGGTTTATTTGGCATCAGAGATTTTGTCAATAAATAAACAAGCACAACGCAAAGATGTCAACGTTTTTTCGTGATAAACGCCTGCGCTGGTTCTGCCATAGCGAACAACAAAGTTGCGTGAATTGCCGTCACGATAAATGGTGAAGTTTCGGTAGTAATAGCTGCCGTATTCGTTGCGTGTTGGTTTTGTGTGTGTTTCCATGTGTGTAACTGTAACCACATCTAACCACAATTGCAAGTATTGAGAATGCGACCCTAGGCGTAGGAGGGAAACACGCCACGCCCAGAGCCTGTCAGATTTGGCTATGCCTTGTCTGAGTTGGGTTTTGGCAACGCTCGCCATGCTGCTTCGAGGGCTTTTGCGTCTTTTGCCAAGTCCATTTCAAGTTCAAAGTGGAGCCAAGCCCCACCAAATGAACCTGCGTTGTCTGTTTTGTTGAAGATTTTGACGCCCTTAGTGCCTTCACCACGGCTACAGCGATAGCCCCTGCCATACGCCGTCTGGTCGCTGTCAGGCTGTTTGGGGTCTCTGTAGGCGTAGTCGTGCAGTTCGCACAGTCCTAGGGCTTCTGAGTGCTCAATGAACCAATCCCACGCCTCCTTGGCTTGTGCCCTGCCTGCTCTGGTCTTCGGGTAGCCAATGTCTCCAGCGACGCCAAGTGAATGCACGGACAACGTCTTTTTGCCTCTCATGTTTCGCACAACCCATGTGCCTAGGTTGGTGAATCCCCAACGCCTTTTGCATAGGTCAACGAACTTTTCTGTTCCTGCAAGTTTGCCTGTGCCTGGTTCGGTCACTGGGTAGTAGGGGTATTTGCGTGTCATGGTGTTGGTGGGTCTTTTGGTTTGTCTTTGAGGCCGTTGCCTGCGAGTAGTCCGATAAGACCACCTGAAAGGGTCAGCAACATACTGCTCAATACAGACCAAGCCTCTGCGTCATTGGGGGCCTGTTCGAGAGGCTGTGTCACGAATAGAACGCCGTACAAAATTGCTATGACGCTAAACAGGAATGATGCTGTTAGTCCTATGCCTACGGTTAACACTAGGCGTGCTTTGACTTCCTCGTTTGTCAATTTTTCTCTAGCCACAACGGCCTCCTCCTATTTGTACGTCTGTGCCAATGGTGACTGGCAGTTTGTTTTTGATGCGTTCGCAGTTCACTCTTGTACGGTCTGCGCAGGCTGTGAGGGTGATGGCGAGCAGGCTAATCAGGGCTAGGCGTTTCATTGGTTCCTTCTAATGTCCAACCTGATGCGAGTAGGTCGGCGTATTCCTCATCAGTCATTTCTCTTTGACCGTATGAACCGTCGGCGAGGGTTGTTGCTATTTGTGGATATTTCATTATGGCTCCCTGTATCCGTACAGACGCCATTCGCCTGTAAGAGTGCTTGAACTTGACGCAATTCTTATACGGTCAAAACTGTCAGTGGCATTTCTAAATCCACCACCGAACAAAGCCCTGAAAGTATTTGCGTCGGTATAACTTGCTGTATAAGTGAACATTTGGCTTGCTTTTCTACGAAATTCCATTGAACACTGCATCCTGTAAGCAGTAGTCGCTGTTCCAAGATAAAAACTGGCGCTGTTATTCGATGGGTTTTGAGACCCTGTCGCAGAGTCGTACCCTGCGTAACCGTTGCCAGCGTAATAAGCGCTGTTTCGTGCTGTCGCCCCGTCATACAGTACTGCGTTCACATTGACTGCTGCGCCAGCAGTAGCAGAAAAAACCAGTTTGTAATAAACATAAGTAGTAGATAGTCCAGTGACGTCAAAAGAAGCCGCAGCCGTAAATGAACCACTAGCAACATACACCAACCCTGAGTTGGCGAGATAAGTGTTTGTGTCGCTCGCTGTGAGCACCTCACCAGTCGTAAAAGTCTTTATAGCCATGTTTAGTATCCTAACTTGTTGTTATCGAGCGTGCCGAACACCGTTGAATTGAGTATGAGGTAGTTATTTAAATCAGCACCCGACAGGTAAAACGTGTATCGGCTTGACTCAGGAGTAGCCGTCACCCTCACACCCTCAATAATTGACTGGTACACAGTGCCACGAAAAGTGACCGACACCCTCGCCCCAATCACAAAACCAAAAGTACTAAGACCCATGTAATCCATCTCAAAAGAACTTTGAGCCTCAGCCAAACAAGAAACACTTGTCAAAGCAAACTTCTGTGTGCCGTACTGACTCAACAGAAAATTGGCCTGGTCGAGTGCTTGACCGGTAGAAGCCGAAAGGCTGTTCACCGTGTAAGTACGAAACGGCGCAACAGCCCCCACATTGGTGACGGTCTGGGCTGCAAAGTTTGCAGGGTCAACCGTGACCTGTGTGTAGAAGTTGTCTGACAGCGCACCAAAATCCACTTGGTCATAAACCTGATTAGTGGCGTTATTAGCGACATCGCTGAAGTTGACAGTGCACACACGGTCATTGAATGGGCCGTTGCAGAGAATAAAGTTCGGCCCTGTAGCGTCAGCCATACGGCCATTCAAAGTGACTAGCGATGCGTTTATCCAGTCGCCCCAAGTGCCCGACACCGTAGAGGAACCCATTGCAGGTGACGTTGGCTCGGTGCTAATAACCAAACCTGATTCGACACCAGCTGCAGTGCATTGGTTAGCAAAAGTATCTGCAGCCATTGCATAGTTTTGGCCTGACATTCTTGAGGCTTCAGCAAAACTGCCTTCAAGGGTCACATTGAGATAGTCGGCCTGACCGACACCTGATGCAAACGGTATGCCGTAGGTGACGCTCACATCTTTGATGTTTGCGTGAAACATTGCATAGTTGCCGTCTGTAGTGTTCGGCCCCCAAATACGCACATAAGTACCCGGCACCATTGCTGTGTTTGGTGTGGCGTATCCAGTCGGATAACGAATCGTTAGCGACCCTGTAGAGGCGCTGTACTGGTCAAGCATAAATTGCCTGCCAATACTGAAAGAGATGTCCTGAACATCGTCTAACTCAACCCATGTGCCAGTGTTGGCTGTAGTTGAATACTCGACTTTGTAGTTGTACGGCATCAGAAAGCGTTGTTTGTTCTAATAGGGATAGAGCCGTTCTGCCTCATGTAAGTGCGTAGTGCCTGCACCACAGCATTAGGGTCTGCGCTAGTAACGTTGATGTTGACAGTTGTGCCACCACCCATGCCAAATTCACCCATACGGTCTAATGGGATTACAGCCTCTGGGCCTCGCTCACCAATCATCGCCAGCGTTGCACCACCAGTGACGATGCCACCATTAGCGAGCATCGGAATGTCAGGCATGTCGAAGCCTTTGCCACCGATACCGGGCACCCAAGACGGAACTTTGAAAGAGAACTTGCCGATGGTGTTATTCCATACTGAGGCAATGCCGTTGAAGATTGTTTTGAACACTGTGAGCATGAGGTTGAACTGAGGAATAACAATGTTGGTAATCCACCATTTGATAGCGCCAAATACGCCGTCCACAATTTTTCGGAATCCTTCAAACTTTGTGTAGGCAATAGCAAGACCAGCAATTAGCAGACCAACGCCGATAACAATTAGTCCGATTGGGTTTAGTGCCATGGCAATGTTGATTGCCACAATGGACGCTGCAATTGCTGCTAGAGCGCCTGCAATAATCATGAATGTTTGTGGGTTGTCTTGTGCCCAACTAGCAAACTTTTGAAGGTATGGCAAGACGGCTTCAATGGCTGGCAAAAGTGCTGCACCAATAGATTCTTTTGTTTCGTCAAAACCAATTTTGAGTCGAGCAAATTTGCCTGCCGTGGTTTCGGCTGCTTCTGCAGCTGCGCCTCCAGTGGTCTGGGCAAGTGCATACATGACGTCTTCAAAGGATGCGCCATCTTCAATCATTTGCCTGTATTCAGGCGCAAGTTTTTGAAGTGCTGTGAGGTTGCCTCCATAGGCTTTTTCCAATGCGCCTACAACAGTCTCCAATGGTTTGCCGGTGGCTGTGGCAATGTCCATAGCCTGTTTAGCCAAGTTCTGAGCCTCAGTGACTGAACCAGTTGCTTTTGCAAGCCTGCCGAACGCTGGCCTCAATTTGTCATCTGAAAAACCTAGCAACTTTCCTTGCTCAGTAATCCAATCTTCAACACTGGCAATCTGGTCGTCATTTGCACCAGTGGTTTTTTGAAGGCTGTTAGCAAGCAAGTCTTGCGCTGCTGCATCGTCAATAGCGCCCTTTACAGCGTCGCCTAAAACGACGGCTAAACCAGCCAAGGCTGCAGCTGCAGGAACGGCTGCTTTCTTGATGGCGAACTGCGCCTTTTTTCCTGCGCCCTCCAAATTTCGGAATTCCGAAATGGCCTTGGAAACTCCACCTCCGTCGAAGGTGCTTATGATTGGTATAGCAAGAGCCATTAGTTCAGTTCTTTCTGGACACGCTGAATGGCATCCATTGAGAGGCGTTGTAAAGCCTTTTCAATTTCGCCACGCTTCCTAAATACAGAAGGCCCAAGAACTCTCGTCTGGTTGGGTTTGAGTGGCCCTAGAGAGTCTCCCAACGTGTTGGGGTTGCTACGCCCTGCAGCTTCGAAGACGGCAGCGCCGACGTAGGTCTGTGTGATGTAAAGAAGGCTGACTGCTTCTCTTGCAGCGTCCACTTTCAACTTGACTCCAGACTGTGCCTTGGCTACTGAGAACGGAAAGATTTTGCGTCCTGATTTGTCTGTCCAGTTGCGAGCCATACCCGACAAAGGGATTCGGGCGTAGCCCTGTTGGACTTCACGTATGGCTGGTTGTGCGATTTCGTTGGCGTTCTTGGTGAACTCTTTGCGAAGCCCCGGCTCAACTTTGTTCAGCGAACGGATGGCTTCTTTCAGACCTGCTATCTCTATTGAGGCTGATGCTGTCATTTCCGTTGTGCTTTCTGCTGGTTGTTCAAAATCTCAATGACGGTGGTTAGGTCGTCCATCTCGAATTCTATTTGTGGGGGGTAAAACCCTGTTGCAACAAGTACCTCTGCTAAGGCTCTTCGGTAACTGTTGCTTCGGTGGCTTTTGGGTCTTCTTGACCAACTACTTCTACGGCATTGACTTTCTTGATGTATTCGTCAAATGAAACTGGAACTGGAATGTTTTGCTGTTTGCAGCATTCATACGCCATAAACGCAAGGTCTTCGATGCCGATGCCGTTAGCGAGCGTTGAGGCTTTTTGTTTGAATTTGCGTTCCCAAGCGACAATGACGAACAGATTGGTTTCTAGTTCGTATGGTTCGCCTTCGTTGGGCGTGATGCGTAGTTGGATTTTCATTGTTTCCCTCTTTCCTTAAATCAGGTGATGTCTCGTACCCATGTGCCACCAGTGAAAGTAGCCGTGACGGTTGCGAGTTCACCAACGGTTGAGTTGATTGGTGTGAAGTTTTCCATCATTGCGTTCGTAATGATGTACTCAGGGTTAGACGCTGACTCAGTCGTTCCAGATGGGCTAATGGTGAGTGTCGTTGTGCCTTGACCGACCATTGCTGCAAGTGCTGTTTCAACTTCTGACGTTGCGCCTGAGCCACCGTAAGAAAGAAAGAAGTCAATTGAAACTTCAACGCTCTGAAGGCCACCAACAAAACGATGACCAGTATCACCGAATGCTGTTGCTTCAAGCGAGTCCTGACCGATGGTGATTGTGCAAGCGTTTGCTTGGTCACTCAAGTCGTAAGTAGTTGCGCCCTGCGTAATGTTGATTGTTGCATTGCTGAGGAATGTTGTTGTTGCCATTTCTGACCTTTCTAGTTTCGTTTGACTGCGATAGCCACAGTCAAATCGTATGTTGGGATGTCTTGCCCACCGTAAGAAGCGTTACCCGGTCGGGCGTCAACTACGGCAATGGAAGAGTTCATGATTGTGTCAACCGTGGTCATCAGGTAGTCACCTGAATCTTGGTTGCCAGGAGGAGCTGCAAGTATGCGAACTGGAATGCGAAAGTCACCAATGTTGTAAGTCCATGACGTCATCACTGGTAATTCAATAAAGACAGACATGGGGCGTGCGTTGCGTGGGTCTGTAACTGGTTTCAAACCCAACGCTGTAAGCGCTGTTTTGATTGCGTTCACTGCGTCAACAAGGATTCCAGAAGCAGGCATCAGGCGACCTGTGGACGGCCACAACCAATAAGAGACATGATGCGTCCCATGGTTGAAGGGATAGGGATTGAAGACATTGCGTCAAACGATGCAAACGAATCTGCAGAGCCACGCTCACGATAGAGAGTTGCTGCATACATAATCGCACCGAGTTTCACATCTGCACCTGGCACTGTTGTCATCGAGTCTGTGTAACCAGCCTCACGACGCTTTCTAAAGCACCAGTTGTTGGTGGCATTGACGCAGACCGTTATGAAGGCCGTGTCGTTAGCAGTAGCCACGTCAATACCTAACCAACTTGTGACATCGGAAGCCTGTATCCACGATACAGACGGTGTGAAAGTCACAGTTCCTGTAGCAACAGAACGCTCTAGGTCACCGTCAGCGTCTCGGAAAAGAAACTGAAACAGTCGAATCACTTCATTGTCAAACTCAAAGTCGCCTTCGTCTGACTGTCCAATGTATTCGTTGTCTTGCGTTGATAGAACGGTGTGTGTGCCGTTGATGTTGTGGCCACAGCCAGCGATGGTGACAACATCGCCAACTTGGATGCCAGTTTCAACAAAGGTCTGAAGAACCACAACACCGTCTAGGCGTGTGTGAAACGCTAAGTCGTAAGTGGCCATGGTTCTTCAGTTCCTTCTAGAAATCCGTCTTGGTTAGACGAAAGCAGCCTTGATTGTCTTGGTTGGGTCAATGACCTTTGAAGCAAAATAACCACGGAAAGCAATTTGACGTGACAACTGTGAAGGCTGTTCAACGCTGATTGCGCCTTTTTGCTGTTCCCAGTTTTCAATTGCTGTTGGGTCAAGGATTGTCATGCCTGCTGAGGTCAAGTTACGGTCAACGACTACACGAAGTCCAAAAGCGAAACCAGCGTCTCCACCGGGGCTGAGTGAACCAAATGCGTTCATTGGCCCAACCTGTGGGAACAATGGACGGTCTGCAGTGTCGCTGAGTGAACCCATCAACTTCCAGACGTTTGGAGACACAGCAAGGATTGAAGGCAAGTTGCCGTTCGAGCCTGTGAGGATGTCTGCAGCTGCTGTGTACATCCACTCAACCCAATAGGTCGGGTCTGCGATAGATGCGTTAGCAAAGTTGTTGCTGTTGGTTGTACCAGTCTGCAACTCTGAGCAAGCAAGAAGGTCGGTACGGTCTGCATAGACACGAGCCATGTCGTCGAGCAAAGCGCCAAGAACTTCAGGCTGTGACCAGTCCATTGAGGCTTCGCTGATTTCAACGTATCCACCTTGGATTGTCTTGGTGATTTGAACATCGTCAACTTCAAATGCTGATGCTGTGATGGTTGTGTTTTGCGTTGCAGTTCCAATTGTTGAATGGGTGCTTACTACTGGACGAATAAAAACTGCGCCAGATTGAGGCATGGCACGAACGCCAGTTGCGTCAATCAGAGGGCGACGGCCTTGAAAGTTGTTGTAGATAGGAGCGACAATTGGGGTCGGGATGACGCCCGGAATGTCACTGGTAACAATGTCGGGTGCTGCTGCACGAATGTTTGCGTTCATCTGTGCCCAGTCGTGGCCACCACGAACGAAGGTTGCGATGTACTCGGATGCTGATGGAAGTTTGAACTCACGACGTGCTGTTGCAAGCAGTGGAGTTTGAATAATGTCGGGCTGGGAGGCTTCGACTGCTGGTGTTTCTTGTGACATGGTTTCCTCCTCGGAAGTGTCGTTGTTGGGGGTTTCGGATGCTTCTTCTTCAGGTTCGGAAGCAGCGATTTCTGTGATGATGGCATCCTTGAATGCCGGGGATGCAACAAGGCTAATTTCTTCAAGCGATGCTGAAGAAACAATCATTGTTCCGTCTTTTGTAGTAGTAAATTTGAGTGGGATAGCGCCCACACTTACGGAATCGTAAGCACCTGCCTTGACAAGTTCAATTGCATCGTCTGATGCTCTGGTCTTGGCAAACTTTGCAGTGAACAAAAGTCCTTCTTCTGAATCTGCAAGTTCAGTCACAACGCCACGCAACTGCGTCGAATCGTGATTTTCCAAAAGTTTTGGGTTCTTTGCTTCAAGGTCAAAAGCACCACGAAGAAAAGAAACCTTTGTGCCGTCTGAAACTGTTGCTGTAACATCCCAAGGTACGGCAACGCCTGTAATGGTGCGTGGCGAATCTTCGCCAGCAGCTGCATCCAGTGTCACTGGGATGGCTTGAAGTCTAATCATGATAATTCTGTCTCCGATGGGGTTGAAACTTCAGGTTCTTTGTACATTTCGGCCATGTCGTTCTGCTCTAGCAAATCGTCAAGGTCAAATTCAACGTGGCGTCCACGGCTCAACACGTCATCCATTGAGAGGCGCTGTGTGATTGCTGTGGCGTACATCTGCGCACCAAACAGCCACAGGTCTTGGCGGGCCTGCTGTGCGTTCTGGTAGGTCATTGAAGCACCGGGGGTTGGTGCCGAAACGAGATACGCAGGAACGCTACAGAGCCTCGAAAGGTCTAACGCTTGATACTGGCGTTGTTCGCTGTTGACCGACATCGGGTCTTTGTCAAACTCAACAAACTCCACAAAATTATTGAGTGCGCCAATGACGTTTCCGTCACGGCGAGCAGATGCCCACGATGCAGCTAAGTCGCCCAACTCTTCACCTGACATAGTTTCTCCAGCCGATGTTTGCTGCAGGTAGCCCGGCACAGTTTCAATAGTTGCGTATCGGTCGGCTGCTTGGTCTAGGTGATAGCCAATGTTGAAAGCACGCTGACCAGTGAAGATGAGGCCAGTTGTTGGAGACAAGAAAGTGATTACATTTGAAGCGTCAATGTTGACACCGTTGAACTGGATGTTGTCAGTCATCCCGAAATACTGTGGGCCAGTTTCGTCGGGAGTTTGAATGTTCGCTGCTGCTAACCAACGGAAAGACATTGGGCGTCCGTCGCCAGCGTTACGAGAAGTTACATACCAAAAAGCCCTTCCGTAGAACCATAAATCCTTAAAGGTATTTGCAAGCATAAACTGGCGTGGCAAGTTTGGGTCTGGGCGTTCCATCCACGTTTCGTTAGGCACATAAATCTTTTCGTATTTTTCGCCTGTCCACTGCTTTGTGCACTGCCTGAACTCAAGGCTTCCAATGGTCGAAGCCATTAGGTCATAAGAGCGTGAAACGGTGGGCAGTGACAACGCCAGTGTCTCAACTGTGCCAGCGTTCCACGCATAAAAAGCAGGGATTCCGGACGAGCCGACACCAGCAGCAGCCTTGATTGGTGCGCTGGCGTATTCGGCTCGAATTTTGCGAGAGAAAAGACCCACGCTCGGAGTCTTACACACTTTTGTTGCAAATGCAACTATCTACGGAAAGCCATTGCAGCCTTGCCAGTATTTATCGGGCGAGAAACCATCGCTGCAGCGACCACCAAAAGACGTGCTGCTTCGATAGGCCCAGGTGAACGCTGGGAAGAAATAACTACTTGACCGTTAGCCCTAGCAAGGACAGCCCTGTTGACATGGCTTGCAAGTAGTTCTTCGCCACGATGCAAAACACGATGCTCCAAAATCAGCGACCTAGTTAGCGCTGTGAGTTTTAGGATTTCTGCATAGCCGAAAGTGGTGCGCCTGCGTTCTAACTTTTCGGGGGTGTGGACGTCAAGCGTTGGTGAAATGACCAGACGCAGTTTCGGGTCTGCTTCCATTGCCTTCTCAATTTGTAGCCACATTTCCTTCATGGACTCGGTAGAGAACTCGACTGTGGCCACGATGGTTTGTTCGTCAGTTAGTCCACAGCGAATCCCCACATACTTGGAACTGTCCACAGAACAATCCACAGCCAAGACTCCCCCGGCAGGGCATTCCTGCTCGGTCTTCAGTTTTTCCCAGACGCCAGGTTGTAGCCATGCGTCAGCCGATGAGACCCACAGATTTAGGTGCGCTCGGAGGAACGCTGCACGGTCAGGAGATTCTGCAGCTGCATGGAGAGCGTCAAGGGTGATGGTCTCGCCCAACGCTGGGTTTGCCCAACGCCAATACGAATCATCATTCGGGTCAACATCGGGAAGGCTCCACTCAGCAAAATAAAGCCGTGTCTGTTTGTGTTTGTCAATCGCCCCCAGCGCCTGCTCCCGAAGACGTTGCATAGTCTTCGACCCCTCATCTCCACTGGTTGACCACGAAGAAAGCAACGGTGATTTTACAGCAATTTGTGACGGCCGTAGTGCGTCAAAATAAACTTCTTCGGTGACATTCCAAACTTCGTCCACAATAATCAGGTCGTAAGTTCCACCATGCAAATGGGGCGTCGCTGCACGAACCTCCCAGACGGAAGAACCTATTTCGACTTTGTTGCGCCCATAAGACCAAGTGACCTTGGCGTCGTAGTGCGCCTCCAGTACCGGGGCAAGTTCATTGAAGATGGCAACAGCCCTGTCTAGTTTGTTGGCCGTAGAAAGAACCCTCATCGGTTTGCCACGCATCGCTGCAAAGTCAGTAAGCCACCAGCCGATAAGCGCCGTCAACGCAACGGACTTGCCGTTCTGGCGAGCCGTCGACACGAGAGATTCACGATGCACAAGGTCGCCGTTCTCATCATGGGTCAACTGGCCATTCAACGCTTGACGTTGCCACCCAAACAAAGTTTTGTTGAGCACTCGCTCAGACCAGCCTGCAACCAAGTCACCATAAGAAGGGCCTTCAACAATTGGCGTTTCTAACCGTGGCTGAACACGACCAAACTCAGGCGACTCAGACGCAGCCAAACTGAAACCACCTGAACTGGTTTGGTTTGTTCCAGATAAGAGCAAAGA